CACCATCTTTCCATGTAAAATGAATCAGCGATGCACCAGCAATCGTGTCGATGTCAAGTGCAAACTTGTCTATGACGTTCTTTTTCCGAATATCAGACAACGCCGTCACGTAGGTTGTTGCATAGATACCGCCATCCACATGCAGCTTGTGTTGCGGGCTTGTTGCACCACTGCCGATGCCGACGTTGCCACTGCTGCTCAGTACGAATCCGACGACACTGCTCTGGCCGTAAATCAGTTTTATGTCCGTGCCTTTTATTTCTGAAGAATACCCGCTGTCGCCGATGATCATCTTATTGCCAGAAGTGAACGTAAGAAGCCCAACAATCGTCGATCCGTCAGAATGTTTGAACCGAATGGACTTGCCGTTGTTGATGGTTATGTTCTCCACATCGGTCATGTCGCCACTGATGGGCGAATTTGTTGATGGCCAGTTCTGACCCCAAAAACTCGTAGGGTGGTTCTTGACAAAGCCTTGGCTGTTCACCCACGTCTGCGTGGCGTTGTCGGCTGATGGTGCGAAGTTGTTGCCAACCCACTGCTCAGTGGCATAGCCTGAAAGAAGCGAGGCTAATGTCACGTTGATCCAGTGCGTGCCGTCGTACTTGAGCACGTTCCCGACGGCAAGCGATGTCAGCTGCACGTCCGTGAGCTGGCTCAGTGCCATTGCACCGCCGCCGCCACCGCCGCCTGAGCCCTGACCGAGTGCTGACAGGAATTTCTCAGTCCACAGGCCATAGACCGACTGGATGTTGACGCTGGTGTCGGGTGTCGGCATCTCTTCGTTTGGCTCGATCTCCGTCGCGCTGCTACCGTAGCCGACGAACACCTTGAAGATGCTGGTGAAGAATTTTTTGTTAATGTAGTTTTCTTCCACCCAGGCTTCAAAAGCAGCAGAATTGCCACCACCGCCATTGCCGTAGATTTTCACTACACGCATGGCAACCTGTTCGGCTATTCTTCTGATATATTCCTCTTGTGTCTGCATTGTGATGTGGTCTTATGATAATGAGGAAACACCAATAAAAACAAATGTACCAGTGATAAGATTTCCACGGGTTGCGTTTACCTTATATGTTTTCAACAACGCGGTTCCTGTCAAGTGAGTCGCTCCGCTCGGTGTATTGGTACATACGGTTAGTGTGTATGTATGTCCAACCGTCAACGAATTGCTTTCATACAGGCGGTTCTTTACATCTGCTGCTGATTGTATAAGGAAATTAGTCGTGATACTCCATTCCTTACGTCCTGCAATAAAGGACTTCCATTCACCTAACGACGGAGAAGCTATCTCGATAGTCTCACAGTCTACTGTGATCTCGTTGGATTTCGTGGCAGCAATGGCCGTTCCACCCTTTTTGACGATAATTACATTTCCATTTACTGCCATAGCTTATGATATAAGTTTGAATATTTTTAATTTCTGAATTTCGTCACACCAGTCGTGCTCAACAGACAAATACGAATGATTGCCGTTCCACGCATATACATCTGTCGGAAGGAACTCGGACGCCCGTCTTATCGGTATTGTCAACACTTGTTGCGGTTTCTGGTAACAGGCGTTGATGATGTATGTCAGCGACTCTTCAAAATAGATGTTACCGGCATATCTGTCATATATCTTCCCCTGCGGTGTGCTGAAGTCAGGCTTTATAAGGACACCATAGCCCATTCTGCCGTTTATAAAGCTCGTCACGGCGATATTCTTTGTCTCGTCTTCCTTTGCAAAGGCATCAAGGTCGAGCACAAAGCGGTTGGTGTCAGTTACCGGCTCATCCTTATAAGGATCATACATGGACTCGACATATTTCACGTCTATCTTGCTGATTTCATACATAGTCTGATGATAAGTCTGAGCTGCTGCGGTTGAATAGGGATTGTATATATACACTTCTACATCCCCATATATCCCGGAATCTGGAACAGGCAAATAGATACAGTCGTTATTTCCTTTTTCTTCCGTTGACTCTGCCTCAATGTTTCCGTTGTTTATTAATGTAGAAAACTGCGTTGGAGTTGTAGTCCACGAATGGGTGCTGGTATTATAGTAATAGTTTCCTATCCTCACCATAAATTTGGCTCTGTGAGTAGAAAGAGTAGAACCACCCTCGCCTTCAAAGAAATCTATGCAAGCATGGATGGATATATAACCGCCAGCCAGAAATGACTGTGATGGGCTTTTCACCGAGCAAAGCCATCCTGTTCCCCATGCCTGTGAGCTTCCTGTGTCGTCGTAGTTGATCAGTATCATATCGTTACCACCCTTGTCACGGCAATAGACGGCAATATTGTAATCCCGTGTAATATCCTGGGAGTTCCATGTCTGCTCTGTACCGTTCTGATACGACTTGAAAGTCCATATATTTGTCCCTGTCTCAGGTATGTAAACGCCAAGCGTTTTGTTGTAATAATAATCTACCGTTGACCCATTATATAGCTTTTGGATGGTCAACATACCTGCATAGGTAAGATAAAGCGTGTTTGCTATCGGGGTAGAGTCTTCGCTGAAAGGGTTGATGCTGCCCTCCACAACTGCACGACGCTTCTGTGGAAGTATGTCAACGGTCCCGTTGCTTCCTGCTATTTGTTGGCTTGCGATTGTGATAGTATTTGAAGTGACAGAAGACTCAGTTGGGTTACCGTTGGCCGCAAGTGTCGAGAGGGCTGAAACGGCAATACTCAGATAGTAGTTTCTTCTCCTGCCGATAATATAGATGGTCTTGCCTTTTTCGTACATCGTATATCCAAAGGCATTCATCAACTCTGTCAGGACAGAAAGCCAGCTCATGCCGTCATAACGCGACTCTGTTGGGTCGATTAAGTTTTGGTTCTTGTATTGGAACCAGTTTCGGTCTTGCAAACCAAACCTGAAGATAATGTCCCACGGGCCGCCACTCTGGGCACCAAGGTCGGCTGGGAAAACAATGTTGTTATAACTACACCCTGTCTGAACGATGGCAAGACGGAGATATTCGGCAACACGCGCTCGGTCGCTGATGTCGCCTTTTTCCAACTGACATCCTTCAAGTATTCCAAGTGCTGACACGACAGGTATTTGTAAGGTATATGGTTCCCTGTCCCACGGCTGTGTAAACTGCTCATTGCGGATATAGCCTTGCCATAGTGTGTCGTTACCGCTTGTCAATGTGACATACCTTGCCTTCGGGGTTGTTGGGAACAGATCGGTAAGGTTGCCTGTGTTTACAATGTTAATATACCCAGTGCTGATGCGGACAGGCTTCAGGATTTCGTTTGAATTTTCATCAGAAGTAACAAACGGATGGGCTGCGCCCGTCAGTTCTGTTGCCGTGCCTGAGAAACTTGCATCGTATATGTTTACGTTGTATGTTGTTCCACCAATGCTCTTAAAAGGTACTTTCCAGCGTATTGCCATATTTTTAATGTATTAATCCCATGTTACGCAACATTCCAGTTGTCACTATCTCACCCTGGCCGCTTGCCCTTGTGTGGTTGTTGGCACCAAGGAATATCAGTTCACCACTCACATAAGGCTGGAAGCTGCCGCCACCTTGATTGTCTTGAAGTTGTGATGCCAACGATGCGGTTTGGGCTCTCGTAAGCACCAGCTCGCCAGCGTTTAAACCGACAAATTGGCTCCCGTCAACAATACCGCCTATATTGTCACCACTATAACTGTTCCCGCTAATAGTTCCTCCTCCGGCATATCCTTTTACAACGCCACCGTTGGCATACCCGGTTGCAGAGTGAATGGTTGCGATTGCCGACAGCATGGCAGCAGAGCCGGCAGCCAGTGAAGCGATCCATGCAAAAATACCTCCTGCGGATGATGTCGTCGTAGCATTTGCAAATCCTTGCGCAATGGTGGCAACAGCTTGCGCAACAATGCCGACAATCTTTGCGCTTGGGTCTTGTATGCCGTTAAGGGCCGACCCAACCTGACCGATGGCACTTGCTGCTTGCTGGAATGACTTTGACGTGTCTTTTGCATCGTCACCCATTTTAGAAACACCCTTAAACTGGTTTATCTCTTTTTCCTTGTCAGCGATGGCTTGCAATCCTAACTGATAGGTTGACGTATCTGGGGCTTTTTCAAGATTCTCACGTAATTCCTTTAATTCGGCATTTAGTTTTTGAAGAGGAGATACAGGTTCCTCAAAATCCTTGGCCATTGATTGTGTGTATGCGGACCATGCTTGTGACGGCTCTTCAATATCAGGAGCCTTCATGCTTTCGGCTACGGCGTTTGATTTCAGTATCACTTTTTCAAACTGATCACGAATCTTTTGCTCTATCTGTGCCTGAAGTTCTTCATCTGATATGCCAGTATGTCCACCTTTGCCGCCACCACCGCCCATGATACCTCTTACTGTAATACCCTCGGCACGATTCATGGTACGGAATGCTTGAGACTGTATGCTGTAGGCCTGGCTTGACTGCTGGTCACGTTGTTGGATCAGCCTCACAAGGTCGTTGTACCTGTTACCGTCTACACGGAAAGTGCCCCATTTTGCATACTGCTCAAAAGGGTTGCCGCGCGCAACAGTCTCGCGTCCGCTCTGAATGTCAATGGTTGTGTGAGCAGCCCGCCATTCCTGGTATTTCTGATAACCGGCCATGCGTTTGTCAAACTCACTCATTGAAGATGTACCCTGTCGGAACTCTTTGAGACTTAGACCAAGTTCTTGCGCTTGACGGTTATATATGGCATCAATGGCCTTGCCGGTCTGTTTGACCTCATTACCAACCATCGACACTACTGACTTCATGCCGTTTTGTAAATGCTGCTCTATTCGGCGTATTTGTTCAGGCGTAAGTAGTTGTCCGTTCTGCATTGATGCCCTCCGACCGTCTACAGGTGCAATGTAACGTCCCGTTTGGATCATCATTCTCATGCGCTCATTTTCTGTCTGCTGTGCGCTCATCTGAGGTGCCTGTATGGTCTTCATCGTTCCAAGACGGTCAAGCTCATTATAGGCTTCTCGTGCAGCTTGTACAATACTGTCGATGCGGCTCAAGTAACCGCCTATATCTCCTGTGTTCAGGGCCGTTAGAAATCCTTCATAAAGACTCTTGCCAGCCTCTAACGTGCGTCCCCACTCATCAACATTAGCTTCCGATGCAAAGAAAGCATCTTTGGCTACACCAAGAGCGGCCTTTGTGGCATCTAATCCAATATTAAACAATTTGATGGCATCAATATTCAAGGTGAACTTTTGGGCAAGTTTATCCATTACGCCATCTGTACTATTCATTTCAGCCTTGGCTTCTGCAATCCGACCTTTAAGCGTGGTCAGGCTTTCGGCCATCGCTTTCCCAAAGTCCGACTGCTGCTGTTCCTTTGTGAGCGCGTTGTAAGCCTTGGCAACATCGTTGAATGCGCTCACCAGTTCCTTTACCTTATCTTTGGCGTTTGTAGCACTTGGTGTGATATTACCGAGTGCTTTTGCTGCCTCGATATTCTTTTGTGTAAACTTTCCGAACTCATTGCCTGCCAACGTTGCTTGTTTTGCATAGTCTGCCAAACCCTTTGCAGCGTCGCGGAGCTTGCTGTCATATTGAGTTGTTTCGAGCTTAAAACGGGTGATTACGTCTGCCATGTCTTATACAAATTCTTGTGCTATTATTTTATCTATTAACTCTTGCATCTGAAGGGATGCATGTTCAAGAGCCTTGTGTGATGCTGAACCAAACCAATTACGCCCTGCAATCTGACCACGATTGCCTCCTGTGGCTCGCGTCTTGATGTTTGACACGCCACCGCTATTCAAAGAGTGACGTGTACCGCTTTTATCGGTGTAACTTGTAATCATACGATCATAAGTTCCCGCGTTGAAGAATCGAAGAATAAAACCACGATCCATTCCTTCATATCCTTCAAGTTTTTTTGTACGCTCCGACCTTCCCCATCGGTTTCCGCCTCTTCGTGGCAGTCCTTTCAAAGGCTTCCGATAACTTGTAGGCGAACCAGCTTTCCGTCTTTGTAAGATATTCACTTGACCTCCAAGCAGTCTTTTATACACAGCAGAGCGAACGGCCTTGTAAGCGTGACGTGGATCATTATCGAGTACACCAGCAGCGTCTTGTGATATAGACTTTCTGGCTTCGTTCAGCACCTTCTTGATGACACCATTCACCCTGCGACGAAACGTTGGGTTGTCGCTCATCATGCTTTTGAGCTTCTTTATTTGCTCTTCGTAGCCTTCTATGGTAAATGCGTCTTGTGCCATACAAAAATGCGCGATTAGTCTATACTAACCGCGCATTTGATAGCCTTGGGTTTACTACACACCTGCTGCTGCGTTCTCTTCGCGCATAAGATGGCGCAGTCGCTCCACTTCGGCCTCGTTGGGTATGTCGCCAGGCTCGCCGTCATCGTTGGCCTCGCTCTTGTCCCACGGTAGTGGCATGAGGTCTTTGGGTGAGTGGATGCCTGACTTCTTCATCGCGTCGCTGCCAGCAAAGGCTTGCATGATATAGTATGTCTCCCAGCGGGTGGCACTCCACAGATGGCGGTGCCTGCGCTCGTAGCCGCGCTCGATTTGTATGATGTCGGCATAGTGCAGAGTGTAGAGGTATTCGGTTCTGTTGATGCCTATCTCGCCCACGAACTTCATATATCGCTCGTGGGCGACGATCAGTTTTTTGCCGATTTGCCCTCGTCGGCCTCCTTGCTCTCCTTGGCCGCGATGTCGGCCACGAGCTTAGGCACCTCGTACCATTCGCTGCGCAGTTCGATGATGGTGTTCAGCAACAGGTTGCGCTCTGCTGGCGTTGCATCATAGGCAATCTCCTTGGAGGTGATGATGGCCTCGCGCTCGTAGTAGGTGTCGGCAGCGACGATGCCCGCCAGTGCCAGATAGAGGTAGTCTTCGTTGGTGGCCTTTGGCATCTCGTCAATGACGGTCTCGCCTTTTTCGTTTTTCTTGAAAGTGGGCAGGAACACACCGATATTCTTATCGGTCATGCGCTCGAAGCCGTTCTCTGTAGCGGCACAGTAGAAGATTTCCACATCCTTGCCGCAGATGGTAATTGTCTTTTTTGTCATAGTTCCGAAAATTTGAGTTTAAGATGAAACGGGTCACGGGGTGTACCTCGTCAAGTCGCCCGTGCCCGTGAACTTTGCCGAGTAGTTGGCGATGTCCTGGTTCTGTGCAGTCAGTTGCAGGTCTGACAGGATGGCCGACCCTGTGAGCTGGATGACGTTCTGGATGGGCGTGCGGTTTTGGGTGCCTGCTGTCGTGGCGGTCTGCGAGAACCGTAGCACATAGACATGGCCCACTATGAGGTCATCTACTGTAACGCCCGTCTCTTGATTGTCCAAAAGCACGAGCGCATCCACCTGTGCATCCCAGTTGATGGCCACGGGTTCCCGAACGATCCAGTCGTCTTCGGTGTCCTTGGTGGTGTCTTCCTCCAACTGAAGTGCAAGATGCACAGCACAGTTGGTCGATGCGGCCACGCAGGTGAGGTGTTCGGTATCCTCGCCCATCAGCACACGGAGGTTTTCGCCTTTGATTGTTGCCATTGTTTCCTGATTGTAAATTGAACATTGAAGATTCAAAATTAACCCGCCGCCGCAAGTATGTGTGGCGACGGGCTTATGAGAGAGAGCTGCTACAGTCCAACCCTATGAAAGCGGGCCGGTACCCTGGAATTGGCAGCTGATTTGTGAGTTCTGTCTGTTTTGCGCACTTATAGACACGTCCACGAGGTAGGCAGACCCTGACCTCTTGATAGCAGAGTTCTGACCGATGCGGTTGTTGGTGCCTGCGGTCTGGTCGAAAGTGAGCGTCACCAATGTCTTATTGATGATAAGACTGAGCAGATCCTGCGGCAGTTCACCACCGCTTCCGTTGTCGGTGAGTGTCACCAGGGAGTCGGTCTGTGCGTCCCAAGAGAGACCAACCACCTCCTGCTCGTCCCAGTCCCCCGTACTATCTTTTGTTGAGCTCGATTCCATCTGCGCTGACACGTGAAACGTGGCGTTTACGGCCATCGCAATGCACTTGCCTCCTACCATCACACGAAGATTCTGACCCTTGATTGTTGACATATTCTTTACGGTGTTGTGTCGCAGTTGTATGTAAGAGTCTGATAGTAGCAAGGCTTCATCGAGTCGTAGCCGACGGCACTGGCCGT